TAGGTACCTCTTTCAGAGAGTCAAGGCGGAGCGCCCAACCCGCCACCCTTGACCCTGAGAAAGAGGTACCTATAGGGGGGGTAGGGGGTGCTACGTGGCAGTTGTGTTACGAGATCACCCCGCCCATAATCGTTGTTATGTAATTATCTGTGCCGGATCCGCTAACGGGGGGTATGCCGAGGCGCGGGTAGGGGGAGTACTGTATTACTGTAAAGCTGCGGATTCACTCTTTTTGTGTGGTGTCTTGTCTGGTGACTGTGTGTGGTGGTTGACCACTCTGTGTGGCGGGCTAATACTGGAAAAGAAAAAAGGGCAAAAAAGAAAAGTGTGTATCTGGGCCGTACGTGTGGTTCGACGTTAGCCGTATCTTCTTTGTGACCAACCCGAGCTTGCGAGGGGCGGTAGTAGGAAGCCAGGGTGACTGGTGATCTAGTCTCCGGTTTTGGTCTTCCCCCACGGTTCACCACTATTGTGGTTGGTCGCCGTAGCCAATTTCTTTTAGCCGACACCAGAAGTTTCTTTTCTTCACGAACATTTGTCGTTGTTCACGCTGCTTGTTTCTCTTACGCAACAGGGTCAGGTTCGGTCTTGGGTACTGATTGGTTGCAGGAAACATCTACCCACGTTTCCGTGTGTGAAATGCCCCGCACCATGCAAGCGGTGTACAGCCCTGCTTGCCTCGCCTGTCTTCCCGACGGTAAGGACTTGTTCTGTTGCAAACTTGACTATAGCAGATGTTGCGCGTATGATGTCGTTGTCGGAAAAAAATGTGAATTTTTTCAAGTGGTGTTATTGTCTGCTGGAGGGTGATGGAAAGCTTTTATTCTGGTGTGGCGTTGTCGTCGATTGATTTGACGTGGCGTACTCCTGCACCGTTTTATAAGAAACTTGATGCAGAGTTTTCTTTTGTGTTAGACGCTTGCGCTGTTTCAGAGTCAACTCTTGTAGCAGATAACTGGTATGGGCCTGACCATTCAGATCCTGAACGCCGTGACTGTTTAGTGCGAGACTGGTTACAAGATTGTGGGGGGGGGTATGTATTTATGAACCCTCCGTATGGTCGAGGTATTGGCAAGTTCATGGCTAAAGCAGCACAGGAATCTGTTCGTGGGTGTGGAATTGTTGCTCTTGTACCGGCACGTACTGATACGGCATGGTGGCATGATTATGTAATACCATTTGCTTCTGATATTCGTTTTATTCGTGGGAGACTAAAGTTCAATGATGGACCTAATGCTGCCCCGTTCCCTTCTTCTGTAGTGGTGTATGGGAACTAAAAGAGCTGTCCCTCCTCAGGACAAAGCAAAGTTTTTTGCGTTGATCGCGTCGGGGCGTACCATCAAAGATGCGTGTGCTGAAACAGGGGTGCATTACAACACTGGTTCACGTTGGGTGAAGAAGGCTCGATTGTTGGAAGCGAACCGTAAAGAAGCGGCCCATAAGGTTTCGTCTGGTGCAGGATCAGGCGGTAGGCAAAGTGTTGCACACCATAACTTTATGGATGCGATTGATTTGCCGTCAGTTATCCCGTATGAGCATTTGTGCGATAACGCTAAACGCGGGTTGGAAGATTTTGATTTTTTCCGTAGCCACTATCTTGGGCGTGTCCCATCGCCGTGGCAGGTCGAAGCGGCAGTGCAACTGGTTGGGTTGTTGGAGTCCGAAGAAAAAGAATTTGTGGTGTTGAACGTTCCGCCTGGTGCGGGTAAGTCCACATTGTTTCACGATGTTGCGGTGTGGGCGATTGTTCGTAACCGGCGTGTTCGTGTGATGATTGGGTCTGTTTCACAAAACATGGCGAAGATGTACTCTCGTCGTATCCGTGAAACGCTTGAACGTGTGATGCCTATTGAACCTGATCCGATGATGGTTCAGAAGGGGTTGGCTGTCAACGCGGAAGGCTGTCTAACGATTGACTATGGCAGGTTCAAACCTGTCGATAAGGGGGCGTTGTGGCGTTCAGAGGAGTTTGTTGTTGAACAAGAAGACGGAAACGGTTTGGATAACAAAGAACCAACAGTCCGAGCCTATGGTATTGAGGCAGAGTTCATCGGCCACCGTGCCGACCTTTGCTTGTTTGACGATGTGGCCTCACCCGATAACGCCCGTGAAAGTGTGGCTCGCGACAAACTCCTTGAACGGTGGGACAATGTGGCTGAAGCCCGATGCGACCCAGGTGGGTTGCTAGCTGTTATCGGGCAGCGTCTCGGTTCGGGTGATTTGTACGCTCATTGTCTTGCGAAGGAAACGTATGACATTGAAGAAGACATCAACTATGACGGTTCGGATGTGCAATCCCCTGAAGATGTTGAATCTGGTCAGCCTGTCCGACAGAAAAAATACAAGCACATCATCTATAAAGCGTATTACGAAGAATTAGATACCGGTAAGGAATCTCGTTCGTTCAAATCGTTGCCGTACCCTGAAGGTCCGTTGCTTGACCCGAAGCGTCTCCCGTGGAAAGATTTGTCGTTTATCCGCTACAACAAACCTGACGTGTTTCAGGTGGTGTACCAACAGGAAGACCTTGATCTTGATGCTCGACTGGTGGACCGTACTTGGATTACTGGCGGCAAAGGAGCAGATGGGGTGGATTACCCTGGCTGTGTTGATAACGAACGCCAACCTGGGTACATCCCTGAAGGTTTAGCGCATCCGTGGGTGTCTATTTGTGCGGTTGACCCGTCACCAACAATGTTTTGGGCGTTTGTTTGGATTATTTACCAACCTGAAACCCAGATATACCATGTGGTTGACCTTGAACGGGTGAAGTTGACCGCTGAAGAAGTCCTTGGATTCAACACTTCGACGGGGGAGTATTCAGGGTTGATGCACGAATGGCAGGAACGGTCCTACCAGATGGGTTACCCGATTAGCCATTGGGTTGTTGAGATTAATGCGGCACAGCGTTTCTTGTTGGCACACGATTTTGTGCGTCGCTGGCAGGCAACTAACCGTGTGAACGTCATTTCTCACACCACTTCCCGTAACAAGGTTGACGAAAAGCTTGGTGTTGAAGCGTTGATTCCGCCGGTGATCAGGTCGGGGGCTATGCGGTTCCCTTCTATGCGTGGCAACTGGAAAACCTTGGCGGCCCAAGATGAGTTGACTAAGTGGAGTCGAGATAAAAAGCACGGCACCGACATTGTGATGGCGTTGTGGATGGCAATTTTGAATCTGCCTAATTTGACCCAGGCGAAGCCACCGCCGAGACAGTGGCGACCTTCGTGGTTGACAACCAGATAAATGTGTTATCTTAGGTTCGTCTTGGCTACCAAAGGTTTTGAATGAAAACTGTTGAAGAAATCGTTGAACTGTACAAGGATCGTGTTGACACTCAAGGACCGATCCTTCGTCAGATGCGAGAAGTGCGACAGTTAGCAAATGGTGATGTCATTGTTCCGTTGAACGAATTGGACAGGAACACGAAATCTTCTGTGGCGAACCTGCTTGTTCAGGGTCTTGACCAAATGAGTATGCGTGTTGCTTCTACGATGCCGTCACCGTATTTCCCTGCTTTGCGTGAAGGTCAGGACCGTTCGATGAAACTGGCCCGTGACCGTAAGCGGGCAATGCTGGCTATTTGGGATCAGAACCGTATGTCTATGAAGATGCGTCAACGTGCGCGTCACCTTTTGGCGTACAGCAATTCGCCTGTTTATTTGAAGCCGAACTTTGATAAGCGTCTTCCTGAGTGGCAGTTGCGTAACCCGTTGGATACTTTTGCTGCTCCACGGATTGACATTGATAATCCTGTTCCGGACAATGTGATTTTTACGTATCACCGCCCGTACCGTTGGCTGATGCAAAACTACGGGGTACTGTTGAACGGTACGTTGCGTGTGGCGAACCCAGGACAAGACACCCTGTTCACCATCCTTGAATACGTCTGCGCCAACGAAATCGTCACCATCGTGATGGGATCAGAAAAATCTTTCGACCCTCTAACAGGGCAAACCTTCCCAGGTCAGCAAGCAGTAGAACTGTCCCGTGTCATCAACCGCACAGGTATGCCACTGGTAGTTATGCCGCAACGCATCACCCTCGACAAACCCCGTGGACAATTCGACGGGTTGCTCGGAATGTATTACACCCGCGCCCGTTTGCAAGCCCTCACAGAAATCGCTATTGAACGAGGCATTTTCCCTGACGAATACCTTGTGTCACGCCCAGGTGAAAACGCTGAAATCATCCAAATTGCAGACGGCAAAACAGGCCAACTTGGTGTAGTCAAAGGTGGCGACATTACACAGCTACAAACAAACCCTGGCTACAAAACAGATGTGGCGTTGGACCGTTTGGAACGTCAAGAACGCCTAGAAGGTGCTATCCCCGCAGAGTTCGGTGGAGAATCTGGCACAAACATCCGTACAGGTCGCCGTGGCGAATCCATCCTGTCAGCAACCGTGGACTTCCGTGTACAAGAAGCGCAAGAACTGTTTGCATCTTCACTTGTTGAAGAAGACAAAATCGCTATCGCTATCGAAAAAGCCTACTGGGGTAACGCATCAAAGTCGTTCTACATCCCAGGCACAGGCGGCGGAATGAAGGATTACACCCCGAACAAGATGTGGGAAACCGACTTCCATTATGTTTCGTACTCCGCATCAGGGGCAGACATCAACAATCTTGTTATCAGTCTTGGACAACGCTTAGGTACAGGCTTGATGTCTAAAGAATCAGCCCGTGAAGCAGACCCAATGATTAGCGATCCTGAGTTGGAACGTGACCGCATCGTGGCAGAAGCCATCGAGTCGGCTTTGTTGCAGTCAGTACAGGCACAAGCCGCCGATCCGAACGGCCCATACCAACCAGATGATTTGGCTTTCATCGCTGAACAGGTAGCATCTAACAAGATGAGTTTGCCTCAAGCTATTCAAGCAGCGCAGAAACGCGCACAAGAACGACAGGCAACTCCCGCCCCGACGGGTGCGCCAGAAACAATGCCTGGTTTGTCACCTGCTGGTGTAGGTATGGAACAACCAATGGAAGCCCCTGCACCGTCAGGTATCGAAGGTCTTCTTGCACAACTAGGTGGTGGCGGTGGTGGTATGGCTCCGCCTGCTCCACCAATGGGAGGGATGCTGTAAATGGCAAAGCAATACCCAAATCGTTCTGATCTTCGTGGTGGCAAAGTAGCGAAACAAACCGTTACTGGTCAAACCTATGGTCAGGCTACACAGCAGATGCAGGCACAGTCGGCTGTTCCTATGGCGCAATCCCCAACAGATAAACCTGTTGTAACCCCTGGTTCTCTTGGTGCTTTTGACCGCCCCACGGAACGCCCGATGGAACCTGTAACAGCGGGTGCTTCGTTTGGTCCTGGGCCTACACCACAATCACAGTTTCGTGTACCCACATCTGACCCTGTAGTAACAGAGTTACGTGCGTTGTTGGCGGCATACCCGTCTGACGAGTTAGCAGATATGTTGGATTCGTACATCCGCGAGGGCTACTAATGCCGTTTATTCAGGGTGACCCTGTAACACAGAACCAACGTTACGCATCGTTTGTTGAACAAGAAAAAGCAGATAAACAAGCACAACAGTCATTAACTAAAGATGTTGCTGCCCGTGTGTCGCAAATCTATAAAGATGCACCGTACATCCCTGCGTCGGTTATTTTGTCTATGGCTAAATCTGGAACCAGTCCAGAAACCGTAGAGGCAATCAAGAAGACTGCCGCACAGCAAACCGCTAACCAGTTGGCACCGAACAAACCCAAGAAAAAAGGTTGGTTTCAAGAAATCATTGCTGACAATGTAAAGGCTGCTTCTCGATGGTCTTTTGCTGGTTTGTCCCTTGTACCCGATCTTGTACAAAACGCTGCTTCACAAGTGTTCTCAGCGAACGACCCTGCTGGTTTTGATGGATGGTTCAAGTCCACACAGTTAGGTACCTTGATGTCTAACACTAAGGAAGCCGGCGAAGGTTTCTTAGTG